CTGGCTCCGCAACGAGTACGGAATCGCACGTCGCTACAGCCGCATCTATCCGATGACATCTGACACGCTCAACGTGCCAAACGCATCGACATCGACAACCACGTATTACCCTGGTGAAGCAACGGCCATCACCGCCAGTGACGTCACCTTCAGCCAAGTACAGCTGTTGGCGAAGAAACTCGCGATCTTGACCATCGTCTCCAAAGAGTTGAACGAAGACACGGTCATCGACTTTGGTGCAATGTTGGCGCAGGACTTTGCATACGGTCTCGCACAATCTGAGGATGCAGCTGCATTCCAGGGCGATGGTACAAGCACCTATGGTTCCATCACTGGAATCATGCCACGCATTAAGGCATTGTCTGCAACCTACGCAAACATCGCCTCGATGGTCGTTGGTGCTGCTGGTAGTAACTCTGCACTCTCGAGCTTCACTTTGGCGAACTTCCAGAGCATGGTCGCGAAGCTTCAGCCATATGCCACGCAACCACGCTGGTACATGCACAAGCAGGTGTTCTACAACGGTGTCGCAGACAAGTTGATTGCACTCTCTGGAAACTCCATCATGGACATCCAGAACGCCTATGGTCCTGAACCAACTCTGTTCGGTATCCCGATCTCGTTCGTTCAGAATATGCCATCGGGTGTAGCTGCGTCTCGTACCATGGCAGTCCTCGGAGATCTCTCCAAGGGTGTCGCCTTCGGCGATCGTCGTGGCGTATCGGTCGAGGTCTCTGACCAGGTCAAGTTCATCGAGGACGCGTTGACGTTCAAAGCGACTGAGAGATATGCTTTCAACTGCTTCGATGTCGGAAACACGACCGCAACAGTGGCCGATCAGGTTCCTGGTTCCATCATCGTCCTTCAGTGCGCTGCCGCTGCCTAGTCTGTAGGACCTTCACAGTCAAGGGGAGCGGGATACCATTCCCGTTCCCTTTTTGTTTTTCATAGGAATCGCTCATGCCACTCACTCGAACTCAAGCACTGGACCGTCTCGCTTGGATGGTTGCCAGCGATCAATATCCGTTCCTGGACAGCACCGCACTACAGCAGCTCGTGGACGATCACGCTCGCTGGACTGTCTGGTCTGCGTCCACAGCCTTCGTCGTCGGCGACATCATCATCCCAACCGTTGCGAATGGTCGACTCTATCAGTGCGTCATCGCAGGGACATCGAGCGCCACTGAACCTCAGTTTCCACAGTGGACCAGGACACTTGGCTATTCCGTCAATGACGGAAGTGGTGACCTCTTGTGGCAGGACATAGGTCCCGCAAACATCGAGCGCTATGACATCCGCACAGCTGCGCGGCAGGGCTGGATACGCAAAGCGTCCAGCATCACGCACCTCATCGACGTCAAGGATGGCCAGGTCGATGCAAAAATGGCCGTGCTCCGTGAGCATTGTCTCGACCAGGCGAAGCGCTTCTCACCGATGGTGTTCGTATGATCCCGGCAGCTTACAGCACAGCGCTCAAGAACGCGATCCAGGCATATTCCTACGCTGATCGTGTTGCGATCTGGCGGACCGTCAATCAAGCGGATGGCATTGGCGGCGTCAGTCAGCACTGGATACAGGTCGCTGAGATCCGTGGCACGATATCCAACACCGGCGACACGGAGGGCATCGTCGGCGGCATGATCGAGCAGTCTGGTACATGGACGCTAACGTGTTCACCAGACATCGAAGTACGTGCAGATGACAGGATATACACATCTGGAAATCCGCAGGCGTTATCGCCATACTACGAGTGCATCGGCAGTGACTACGGCCATACCAACGCAGTCAGTCAAACCATCGGACTTCGCGCCAGGACAAACGGGTAGCGCACGTATTTCGCACGTAACCGCACGTATATCCACTGCGTGGTGCAAGCTTTGACTCCATCGCACCATGATATGAGTGAAGTTATTGATGGGGTGTATGTATGAGTCCTGAGATGTGGGTCCAAATCGGTATACAGGCGTTTATCACGACGGTGTCAATCGGTGCCGCGTGGGTGGCACTACAGGTCAGGCTGACGCGCCTGGAGACTCAGGTGGCACACATCATCAACACGCTTGATGGTCAGCAGCAGGAAGTGCGCCGCATTGAGCAACGGCTCGGTAAACTTGAAAACAAGGTCAGCGCGTTGGAGGCAGTAATAAACCGATGAACAGCATCAGTATCAAAAGACTCGTGGTCGTTGTGATCGTGGCTTTTACAGCTGCTTTTACCTCGGTATTTGGCGATGGGGTCAGAACATCCGAAGCCAAAGACATCTCCGAGCTCGGCGCAGTGCTTGCACTCTACGGCTCGAAGGCGGTAGCGGCGGGTGTCTCCGCTGCGGTGAGTTCGGTACTTGCCTTCTTGACGATGCCTTTCAAGGGTACGAATGCGAACAGTTTGAAGGTGGGCAAATGAACCTGCAAAACTACCGGCTGGAGCCAAGCGCAACCACTCCCGGTGACTGGATTGTCTTTGGTGACATTACTGATAACGAAGGCAACCTGCTCGGCACTTTTGGGCCTGATGGAACATCTATTTTCACTTGGTGGGTTACACAAGATGTTTCATTCCAGCAACAATATAGCAACCAGTTTGCGGTGATTATGGCGCAGGAAATCGTGACAGGAACCGCTGAATAATGGCAACGTATTATGTAAGGCCAGATGGCAACAACAGCAACACCGGGCTAGGGTCTACCACTGGACTCGCGTGGGCAACCATCGCAAAAGTATTCAGCGCATCCGGTATGGCTAGTGGCGATACGGTTTACATTGCGCCGGGGCATTACACCGAAAACCTTTCGTCTCCCTCACTTACCCCAACGGTAGCAACCTTTATTATTGGTGACCCAACAGCGGCACAATTTGCTGGTGTAACAGCAGGAGTTGTCAAACTATCTTGTTTTAGTGCCGCTGGTAATGCCGCTCCGTCGTTGACTAACTCGCTAATTACTTTTACGAGCAAAAACCATTTTAAGTTTTCAAACCTGTATTTTGAATCAGGCACAGCAGGTAACTCTGTAGTTTGTACGACTGGACATTCGTGGTCATTTACAAATTGTGTATTTGATATGAATATGTCATCTGCATCGTTTCTAGCAACTACACCAACAAGTACAGCGGGTAATTTTACGTTTAGTAAATGTATATTCTTCAATGGATGTAATACTCGCACGATACAAATCACAGGTCAAAACGTAGCCGATACAACCTCAATAAGCGATTGTCTATTCTTAGGGTCTGGTGCTGCTGAGTGTGTCCTAAGTTACAACTGTCAAATGACAATCACAAACTGTACATTTGCTGGCGTGAATGTCGGAGTGCAAGCACAGACCGGAAACGTTAGTTTTCCAAGTTATGTTAGTAACTGTTTATTTGCGGTGAACTCGATTGCACTTCTAAATGGTTCCAGCACTCTGGTCTATATGACGGAGAACTTTAACCGTATCTTAGGTAATGCATTGCGGATTAATATGGGGACGCTGGGAGCGAACTCTACAAAGGATGGCGCATACCGTATATCTTTGGGTTATGAGAAGATGCACGGCTTGACTGCTACCGATTTCTTTGCACCTATTGCAAGCTCACCGAACCAAGCATTCGGAACAGCAACAGGCGCACCAGCAAGTGACCTGTATGGCACGACTTGGGTAGGTGTTACGCCAGACAGTGGAGCATTGACATTCAAGGCTAACACCGGCACGTATACGCCAACCGAGCGCAACGCCTCCACCATCACCATCGCACCAGCAAGCACATCACAAAGCATCGAACTCTACCTCGGTGCTACAGGGCTAACATTTAGCACGACTGGTCTAGCGGCCTACTACGTCCGCAATCAATCCGCTCCGGTGGCTATCACGCTGGTAACGCAGACACCTACAGGCGCGTGGACATCTGGTGGCTTTGCGGAGATATCGTCCTCCCTCGTGCCGGGCGTGTATCGTTTGGATGTTCCTAACGCCGCATTTGCCGCTGGCGCATCTGATGTCACGATCGTGGTGCGTGGTGCCTCTGGTACGAACGGGGCGGTGCTGACGGTCACGCTGTCCTCTGGTGGCTTGACATCAGCGCAGACAGCCGCAGCTGTTCTTGATGCTGTTGGTTCCTCTTATGTCACCGCTGGATCGATTGGATACGCGATCCAGAACAGCAACGTGGCAAGCATCAGCGGTAGCACGGCGGCAGCCGATGAGCTCGAAGGCGCTCTCCTTCACAATGGCACGGACTACATTTCCGCAGATCTTTTGACGCCAGTGTCAGCTGCGACCAGCGTACACATCGGACCTTATCAACTCCTGGCTGATGGCTTAGGTGCTGATCAGCCGCTCGATATCAATGTCGGCACCGCCACGAGCATCGATGTCCAGGTCACTGATGCGAATGGCACTGGCATCGACATCACTGGCGCGACGGTCACGGCTAAGGTTTACAGCTCGGCGGGGACACTCGTGGCCACCTACAGCGGCACTGCGACCTATGCGGACAATGGTCGGTTATCATTCGGCTTGACGACTACGGTCACGAACACATCTGGCACGTACACTGTGCTTGTGACCAGGACAACAGGCGCGACCGACACGCAGATCTTTGGACCGCTAAGATTGTATGTGAGGCCAGTATGAGTGTGAACATCATCAACATCACCGAAGACCCGGAACAGGTTGTGCAG